GGTTGAATGACTCAAGCATTACCAGCTTGCTTTCGACCGCATACTCGCCGTTGGTTCCCATCTTCTCTCTGGGCAGCGTGCCGCAGTCAGCAGATAGCGAACTAGACACAGCTTTTCCCTATCTGACCTTCTACGCCGTCTCGATTACGCCTTTTGACGACAAGGATAGGGTAGGCGGATCAGCTGTGGTTCAGATTGATGTGTGGGCGCGAACGCTCTCCGATCTGGCGGTAAACCAGATTGGCGACGCAATAGATGCGCGCATCCGGCGCCAGCCTCTTTCGATCACTGGCGCCACGCACATTACCAGCGAACTTATTACATCGCAGCTTCTGGACGACCCGGACGGGAAGACCAAGCACCTCGTGACTCAGTATCGCGTATTGTGGCTTGACATCTAGTGCGGTATATTTTGCGCTCTCTAAGAGGCTAACAAATGGCTGTTTCCGGCAGAAAGCTCCGAATAAGTCGCGGCGGGACAACCATTGTCGGCGCTCGAACGGATAGCGTTACGATCAACAACGAGCCCATAGACATCACCGACAAGGATGATGCTGGATGGCGCACGATGATTTCGGACGTTGGCCTTCGCACGGTTTCCTGCGAAGTCGAAGGGCTTATCAAGGACGCATCCTTGATCGGCGTGAGCGTCGGGACATCTTCCGCGCTTCTTTCGGCTTGCACGGCGACCATCGAGGGGATCGGAACCTTTTCTGGTGACTTCTACCTCCAGAGCCTTGCGCTAGGCGCAGAGCAGGCCGACGCCATCACTTTCACCGCCACGCTGGAAAGCGCAGGGACGGTGACGGTGGCTGTCGCGCCATACAATACGGTGGCGCCTGCGGTCACTGGCACGGCTACGGTCGGCCAGACGCTCACCACGACCAACGGAACGTGGGCCGGTGACGCGACGATTACCTTCGCTCGGCAGTGGCAGCGCGGAAACAATATAGACCCCAATGATCCGTCATGGGCGAACATCGCTTCGGCTACCAATCTCACTTACGTCCTGCAAGCAGCGGACAGTGGAAAGCGCATTCGTTGCCGGGTGACGGCGACAAACGCGCAGGGCTCAATTGTGGCATTTTCGAATATCGTGGGGCCAGTCTCCTAATCTAAAGGAAACAAAGCAATGCCTGCATACACTGGACGCAAACTCCGCATCAAGCGCGGTTCCACAAACATCGCTGGCGCTCGCACGGATAGCCTGACGATCAACAATGAGCCCATTGATATCACGGACAAGGATGATGCCGGGTGGCGCACGATGCTGGCGGATGTCGGCGTGCGTTCGGTCGATGCTGAAGTTGAGGGCGTGCTTGACGACGCCAGCCTGATTGCTATCGCGGTCGGCACATCCACCAGCATCTTGCAGGCTTGGACGATTGAGATTCAGGGGCTCGGCTCGTTCACGGGCAACTGGCACCTTGCCAGCTTCGCCATCACGGGCGAGCAGGCCGACGCCGTGACGTTCACGGCTTCCATTCAGTCGTCCGGTACGATCACTTGGACGGCTGTCTAAACCTAACAGACCGGAGCAAACATGTCTGTTTTTCGTGATGTAACAATAACTTGGCGTGGCAAGGACTACATTGTCACGCCAAGCCTGCGCACGCTTCGCACCATCGAAATGATGGGGATTAGCCTTTTCGCGGTTGCCTCCAGCATCTCGACGGGTGCTCCGGCGTTCGGAAGCCTCGCGTCTATTGCTGGCGTTCTCTTGCGTTCAGCAGGCGCCAATGTCTCTGACGATGAGATTTATGCAGAGTTGCAAAAGGCTCTAACCTCTGGCAATGCGCAAGCCGTCGTTGATATGATGGGCGTAATTCTGGTGGCCTTTAATCCCGTGGAGGAAGACGGGGGAAAAGCCGACGCCCAATCCGTAAGCCAGTCCAAGGTGCGGGCGAAGTCGAAGCCGGTAAGATAGACTGGCGCGGAATGTATCTATGGGCTCGCGAATGGGGCATACAGCCTAGCGAGTTCTGGGATATGACGATGGGCGAATGGTGGGCCGAGTATGATTTACGGGCGCCAGCCGGTGACGAAAAGTTTGCCGGCAAGCTCACAAGAAAAGACGTAGACGAGTTGCGCGACTGGATGAGCGAGAAGGCGGAAAATGGCTGAAACTCTTGGCATCCAGTTTAAAATTGACGGAAACATAGACGGCCTCAAGAAGTCTATTGTTGAGGCCAACGATAAGATCAGCACTCTCGCCAAAAGAGCGGAGAGCAGCGGCAGGGATATGAGCGACAAGCTCACCACTGCGGCAGAAACAATCCGCACAAAATACGGCTCCATTGCTGGCGAGATCGCTTCAAAGCTGGCTGGCCTTGTCAATCCAACGGCTCTAGCTTCTGCGGCTATTGCTGGTCTTGGTGCAGCATTTGTTGCGTATCTTGAGAGTAGTCAAGAAAAGATGAAAACCCTTGATGAAATCATCAAGGATCATAGCCTCCTGATTAAGGATATTGAGAAAGCATATGGCGACGCCACAGATGGGTTAAAGAATTATGCGGCGGAATCCGCCAATGTTCTTGGTCTTCGGTTGGCCGGATCAATGGCCGATCTGCAAGCGCAGATAAAGGGTCTCTCGCAGCAGATTACCGAGCCGATCTCTCGCGTCTTGCCTGCTCTTGACGAGCTTTCAATGCGCTTTGGCGATGTCAATGCGGCTGGCATGACGGTTCAAAAGGGCTTTGAGCCATTCTATTCCGCCATTGAGCGGCTGCGTGCTGGCATCGAAAGCGGCAATCCAGACATTCGCAAGTTCAGAGAAGAGATCGCGTCTCTGGTCAATCAGGCCGGAAATACGCCTGAGCTTGTCGCGTTCGGAAACAAGCTGCTCGATGTCTCGAAAAATGCATTCGAGGTTGAGCAGAAAATAAATCAGAGCAAAGATGCAATTGCTGCCATGTCTGGCGTGGCCGGTTCCAGCATCACAAACCTTGCTGAGTTTGAGAAGGCTCTGAAACGAATTACAGAGGCTTCGCCCATAACCAAATCACCATTGGATAAGCTCAAAGAGGATTTGGTTTCTGGCCTTGCTGCGGCTGGCCCTGATGATAAGCGTATTGCTGAAATAACAGCGGCTTACGATAAGGTAAGAAAGCAAATCGTGGACGCCGATGCTGCGGCCGCCGCCGAAAAGGCTGCTGCGGAAGCGGCGCAAAGGGCGACTGAGTTGCAGTCCGAAAAGGATTTCTTGCAGCAAAGCCTCAACAACTTAACTCTCTCGTGGGGAACGCGAGAAGAGCAGCTCACCGCGCATCTTACGCGGCAGCAAGAGTTGATCCAGCTTGCGCGAGAGAAAGAAGTTATCGACGACGAAACGCACAAAGCCATGATGGAAAGGGCTGAGAGCGAGCATCAGAAGACACTGCAAAGCATTCGCGACCGCACCAACTCTCAGGCGCTGCGCTCTACCGCCAGCCTATTCGGATCGCTGCAAAGCCTGACCGAGAGTTTCGGCAAAAAGAATACGGCTCTCTCGAAAGCCTTCGGCATCGCGCAGGCGCTAATCAACACCTATGTCGGCGTGACGCAGGCGCTCCGCACGCTTCCGCCTCCGGCGAGCTATGCGGCTGCTGCTGCCACCTTGGCGTCTGGCTTGGCGCAGGTGGCGTCCATCCGCAGCATGTCAGACAGCGGGAAAGGCGGTGGGGGCGGCGGATCGGTTTCTAGCGGTGGCGCCGCCGCTGCGGCTGCCGCATCTGGCGGCGGTATGGGCGGAGGCCAGCCGGGCGGAAACTCGGTTTATGTCAATCTCCAAGGCCAGAGCTTCGGGCGCGATCAGGTTCGCGCGCTGGTGGAACAAATCGCCTCCTATCAGAAGGATGGCGGACAGGTGGTGTTCGCATGATCGTAATATCGGACAACCTGCTTGCGCTCGCGGCCTCTGGGCCGGTTCCGACTGGAAATCCCGTTCGCCGCTGGATCGAGTTGACAACCGAGGATGCGACTTACGTCACGTTTCAGAACATCGGTAATGCGACTGTCTACCTCAAGGGAACGGTAGGCGCGACGGCGCCGATTGATGCGGATGGCGTTCTTGAGTTTCCTCCAGCAGCGCAGGCTCTCTCTTATCAGCTTTCCGATATGTTTCCCGGCATTTCAGGCGTCAATCGCCTTTGGGCATACGCCGACGCGGAAACATACGTCACCATCAGCCATGCGCCATCCACAAACCGAACGGTTGTGGTCGCTCCGTCGCTTGGCGCAGAAGACCTAAACGCGCCCGTGTTTGGATATAGCAGCTTTGTTTTACCGACGAACGTTGCGGCCACTACGGAGGCGACTGGCTATCCGGCGAGCAACCTTGCGAACCCGTCCACGGCGTCTTTCTGGCGAGCCTCTACAACGGCGCTCCAATATCTGACGACAACCATGGTCACGACGCAGATAGTCGATTACGTCGGGATCGCTCGCCACAACTTTCAAACCGCAGGCGTCGCCGTTTCGGTCGAGACGCAGGAAGGTTCCGGCAGCGCATGGGTTGAGGTCATCGCGCCATTTTTGCCAAAATACAACGCAGCACTCATTTTGCGGTTTGCCGCTCAACCTGTTTACGCCGTGCGCGTCAAACTAACGGAAGGTTCTGCGGCGGCTCAGGCGGCGGTGATGTATATTGGCAAGCTGCTATCCTCCACGCAGCGAATCTATGTCGGTCATTCTCCAATTACGCTCAATCGCCGCACAGAAGTTGTCAGCGGCCTAAGCGAGAATGGCAACTATCTCGGGCGGATCATTACCGGCTCGAACCTGACGACGGCGGTTAGTCTCACTCATCTCAAGCCGGACTGGTATCGAGTTTATTTCGACCCGTTTGTGGCGGCGGCGCAGGCCTATCCGTTCTTCTTCGCATGGCGCCCGTTGCAATATCCAAACGAGACGAGCTTCGCTTGGATGACGAACGCGCCACAGCCAGCTAATATGCTCCCGAACGGCATGATGCAGATCACGCTGGAGATGTCGGGGGTTTCGTCTTGAGCCGTGTTCTAGTCTATGTCGAAGTGGATCAGGATTATTGCAGCCTGACCTATGGGACGGCGCCTTGCACGGCGTCTAT